GGAGATTTACTAGGTGAGTTTGATGAGGATATCTCTAGTCGCAAAGACTGGATGCAGACGTACGTAGATGGTTTAGAACTATTGGGGATGAAAATTGAAGAACGAGCCGAACCTTGGGAAGGAGCCTGTGGAGTATACCACCCGTTACTCGCAGAAGCTTTGGTTAAATTCCAGAGTGAGACGATCATGGAAACGTTCCCTGCGGCTGGCCCGGTTAAAACACAAATTGTTGGCAAAGAAACCCCAGCGAAGAAAGCATCTGCCGAGCGCGTACAGAATGATATGAATTACCAGCTCACCGATGTGATGACTGAGTATCGTGGTGAGCATGAGCGTATGTTGTGGGGCTTGGGTTTATCTGGTAACGCGTTTAAGAAAGTATATTTTGACCCGTCGCTTGATAGGCAAGTAGCTATTTTCGTGCCCGCAGAGGATGTGGTTGTGCCTTATGGTGCATCTAATCTAGAGACAGCCGAGCGGGTAACGCATGTTATGCGCAAAACTGAGAACGAAATAAAGCGACTACAGAACGCTGGGTTCTACAGAAATATTGACATGCCCGCGCCAAGTAATACGCTTGATGAGGTAGAGAAGAAGATTGCTGAAAAGATGGGCTTTCGTGCTACATCAGATGATCGCTATAAGCTACTTGAGATGCAAGTCTATCTGGACTTAGAAGGCTTTGAAGATGTAGATGAGGATGATGAAGAGACCGGTATAGCATTACCTTACATCGTCACTATAGATAAATCTTCGCAAGAAGTATTGGCTATTCGTCGTAACTGGGAACCAGAAGATAAACTAAAACAAAAGCGTAATCACTTTGTGCATTACGGCTACATCCCCGGTTTTGGCTTTTATCACTTCGGTTTGATTCACTTAATTGGCGCGTACGCCAAGAGTGGCACATCGCTACTCCGTCAGTTGGTTGATGCAGGTACGCTATCTAATTTGCCCGGTGGTTTAAAGACCAAAGGCATGCGCACTAAAGGCGACGATACACCGATTTCTCCCGGTGAGTGGCGTGATGTGGATGTGGCGTCAGGCACCATACGAGACAACATTCTTCCTCTACCATATAAAGAACCAAGCCAAGTATTGATGGCGTTGATGGACAAGATTGTAGATGAGGGCCGTCGTTTTGCCTCTGCTGCTGATCTGAAAATTAGTGATATGTCGGCTAACTCCCCAGTGGGTACAACGCTGGCTATGTTGGAGAGAACTCTTAAGGTGATGAGTGCGGTTCAAGCACGAATTCACTACGCTATGAAACAAGAGTTCCGTCTACTCAAAACAATCATCGCTAACTACACACCAGAGGACTATGAGTACGAGCCAACAGAAGGCTCACGCCGCGCTAAAAAATCTGACTACGACAACGTAGAAGTAATTCCAGTATCAGACCCTAACGCTGCAACGATGGCGCAAAAGGTAGTGCAGTACCAAGCAGTCATGCAAATGGCGCAATCTAACCCACAGATATACGATCAAGTAGAACTTAACCGGCAGATGCTGGAGGTGCTGGGTATTAAGAATATAGGTAAGTTAATTCCTAGCGCGGAAGATCACAAGCCAAGAGACCCTGTGTCAGAAAACATGGCAATACTAAATATGAAACCGGTCAAGGCGTTTATTTACCAAGACCATCAGGCTCATATCGCAGTACACCAAGCGGCTATGCAAGACCCTAAGATTATGCAAATGGTTGGACAAAACCCACAAGCGCAAGTAATGGGTGCAGCAATGATGGCGCATATCAACGAGCACATAGCGTTTGAGTATCGCAAACAGATTGAAGAGCAGATGGGTATACCGTTGCCTAAGATGGATGAAGAGATGTCGCCTGAGATTGAAGTTCAGATGTCTCAACTAATGGCCCAAGCTGCACAGAAATTGTTACAGAAAGACCAAGCCGAAATGGCACAACAGCAAGCACAACAAGCGGCACAAGACCCGATTGTTCAGATGCAACAGAAAGAATTGGAAATTAAACAAGGCGAACTTGCACTTAAAGAGAAGAAACTTACTGTGGACGCCGCAGCTAAACTCAAGCAACTTACTATTGAAGAAGCTCGTATTGCCGCACAGAAGGAAATTGCTGGAGCACAACTTGGTGCCAAGATCACTAATGATAAAGCAACCCATGAAAACAATATGCGTTTAGAGGGTATGCGATTAGGGGCACAAATTACAAAAGATCGACAGCAGATGCAGCAACAACGTGGTCAATCACAATCGCAACCAAAAAAACCAACTAAAGGTGAGTAATGGACAAAGCATTAGCAATCGTTAGAGACAAAATTAACGAAAAACAGGCGCAACTAGCTCACGCTGTGAGCAACGGCACTGCAAAAGATTACACAGAGTATCGTGCAATATGCGGGGAGATTCGGGGTCTATCCATCGCAGAAGGATTTTTATTAGACCTTGCAGACCAAATGGAGCGTAGCGACGATGACTGAATCATTAATCATTGCAACAGAGCACGGTGAAGTACCACAATCAGCAGAAGATAAAGCTAAACAACTACCTACACCTGTCGGGTACAAAATTTTGGTAGCACTTCCTGAAGTTGACGACAAGTATGAAAGTGGATTAGTCAAAGCAGGTACCACAGTGCACTATGAAGAAGTTCTCAGCACGGTATTTTTTGTCGTGGCATTAGGCCCCGATTGCTATACAGACAAGACACGATATCCAACTGGCCCGTGGTGTAAGCCGGGGGATTTTGTTGTTCTTCGTTCTAATAGCGGTTCACGTCTAAAGATTCACGGAAAAGAATTCCGCATGATTAACGAAGACACAGTTGATGCTGTTGTCCAAGACCCTCGTGGCATTAGCCGCGCATAAGGAGAAGTAAATGGATAAAGTTGAATATGAATTTCCTGATGAACAACAGGAAAAATTAGCCAAAGGGCAAGAAGAGCCTATTGAGTTTGAGATTGAAGATGATACCCCTCCTGAAGATAGGGGTAAAGAGCCTTTACCGCAGAAAATAGTTGAAGAGCTTGAGCAAGATGAGCTAGAGGATTATTCCGAGAAAGTCAAAATCCGCCTAAAGCAGATGAAAAAGGTGTGGCATGACGAGCGTCGTGAGAAAGATCAAGCCCGTCGAGAGCAGCAGGAAGCCATCGAGTACGCTAAACGGGTACTGGAGGAAAATAAAGCTCTGAAAGGACGACTGTCCGAGGGTGAAAAAACCTATCTAGACGTATATAAAAACGCCGCAGAAATGGAGTTGGATTCCGCCAAACGGGCTTATAAAGAAGCTTATGATATGGGGGATTCTGACAGGCTTGTTGAGGCACAAGAGAAAATATCTAATGCCAACTATAAGCTACAGAGAGCGCGAGAATATGTGCCCTCTTTACAAAATGAAAAAACTAGTGTAAAAAGCGAATCGGAAGCCCAAGTACCTCGCCCTGACCCACGGGCTGCTGCGTGGCAAGAGCGCAACACATGGTTCGGTCAGGATGAGGAGATGACTAGTTTAGCACTTGGCCTACACCAGAAACTAGTCAAGCAACACGGAAACAGTTATACGTCCACCGACGAATACTGGACAAAAGTAGATGACACCATGCGTCGTCGCTTTCCGGATTACTTTCAAGATACAACGTCTGAAGCGGCTCCTAAACCTGCTGGACGTACAGAAAAATCGAGCACGGTCGTAGCTCCTGCGACTCGTAGTACGGGTTCTAAAAAAATCCTGCTTAAGCAATCGCAGTTGAGTATCGCCAAGAAGCTCGGTCTAACACCTGAGCAATATGTTCGTGAAATGATGAAAATGGAGGCCAAAAATGGCTGAAAACAAACTTACCCGTGAATTAGAAACTCGTGCCGTGCAGGAACGCCCTAAGCAGTGGGCACCACCTGAGCTTTTGCCTGAACCCGATAAGCAACCCGGCTATGCGTACAGATGGATTCGTGTTTCAACGTTAAACAATGCCGACCCACGTAATATTTCCGCAAAAATGCGGGAAGGATGGGAGCCTGTTACGTTAGCCGAACAACCAAAATTTCAACTGCTAGCTGACCCAAATAGTCGTTTTAAAGACAATATTGAAGTCGGTGGATTGTTGTTATGTAAGACCCCAAGTGAGTTTGTAGAGCAGCGTAATGCGCATTATCAACGCCAGACTGACAACCAGATTGAGGCTGTGGACAACAATTTAATGCGCCAAAACGACCCTCGTATGCCTCTGTTTAATGAACGGAAGACCGAAGTTAGTTTTGGTAGAGGTAAATAACATTTAACTTTTTGGAGTTTAATTATGGCACAAACAAATCCCTACCCATTGGTAGCGGGGCCTTATGGCTATAAGCCAGTAAACTTGATTGGTGGTCAAGTGTATGCCGGATCGACACGCAACATGGCGATTCAATACAATTCCGCTACTCCAATTTACTTTGGTGATTTAGTCACATTGTCCTCTGGCTACGCTACATTGATTACGTATCCTTTAACTGCAACTAACACAACAGTTGGCGTTTTCTTGGGCTGCTACTACACAAACCCAACGACTAAACAACGTCTGTTCTCGCAGTACTATCCCGGTAATGTAACGGCTGGTGATATCACTGCAATCGTTGCGGATGATCCAGATATCGTTATCCAAACCGCTGTTGTTGCTTCTGCTGGTAGCACAACTATTGCTTCTGCTTCGTCGTTGTTAGTTGGTTCTAACATGGCTGGTACTACTAATACTGGTTCGGCTTCGACTGGTAATAGCTTGGCTGGTGTTGTTGCAGCTTCCGCTGCCGCTGCTACTACTACTGGCTTACGCGTGTTATCTTTGGTTCCAGATACGCAAGTTACCTCTTCGGGCACAGTAGTTAGTTATACAACTAGCGCAACGGCTGGCGCTAACTCGATTTCTATTTCGGGTTTAACCCTTGGTCAGATCATTCCTTTGGGAACTGACGTGTTTAAAAACGTTAATGGTCAATTGCAATTTACTGGCGCTACTACATCAGCTTCAACAACTGTTAGCTCTATTACTGCGCAAACTATTAACACCATCAGCTTAAATACTAACAACGTTAGTACATTAGCAGCCAGCGATAGTTTGGCATTGATACAAACCCCTGAAGTTCTGGTAAAACTGAACTTTGGTACACACCGCTATAACATAGCATAAGGAGCTTAAATAATGGCTATTTCACGCGCACAACTATTGAAAGAGCTGCTCCCCGGCCTGAACGCTTTGTTCGGTTTGGAGTATGCTCGTTA